TTGATTGTCTACTTGGCTAATCATACCCTGCGGTTGACTCATCCACATATCAGGAGCCGCGCCTTGAGGCTGGCTCATCCACATATCAGGAGCAGCGACCATAACGCTTCCCGGATCATTCCATGATGCTCCCGGAGCCCCTGTTGATTGCGGCGTGTAACCACCGCCACCGCCTTCCCCTTGGAAGACAGTTGGAGGAGCATAAAAAGCGGCATTTGCCAGCTGTGCCTGTGCTAATCCAGTATTAGATCCTATAACGTCTTGGTATCCAGCTCCGGAAGAAGCATCTACTCTTGCCTGCTCTCCAGGGCTTAATTGGTCACCACTAGGTTGAACTTGTGTAGACCAGTCAGCAAAAGACTCTTGCCCCGCAGCGCCCACATTATATCCAGGAACGCCTATAGCTGTTTCTGCAGCAGCTGGAGTATTTTGTTGGTTTGCCACATCTTGAGCCTCTGCNNNTCCTGGATCCCATACATCTTGATTAAANNCTCCAGCAGCTCATAGCGNTAGCAATAGCAGCAGCTAATTCACCTTGATTATAGCCACCTCCAGGATGTCCCTCGCCCCCTCCTATTACAGACCCTCCTGCGCCCATACCACCTGCTGATCCTACCGCGCCGGGTGCACCAGCCTCAGCAACCCCGTGCATGTCTCCGCCACCACCTTGACCATATCCCATAATACTATCCTCGTTTCCTGGCCTTCTTATGAGAGGTCATTTTGATTTGTTTACCTGCTCTCTTTGCAGCAGCCTTGGCCTGTTTAGCACCCTTGGGCGTGTAGGCNTATTTCTTTCCACCGACTATAGGCATATATCCTCCTAGTTTAAGACCTCTGGCCTTTCTATATCAATAGGGAGATTCTTCATTTTACTCTTTATCTCCTTAACATCGACAGCATTCTTGACTTCAATTTTAGTAGTCTTGGTCTCTTTAATATCCTTCTCTTGTTTGGAGTAAGCAGATCTATAATCGAACTTATTAACCATCATAAAAGAATAAAGGGCAGTATTGAATGATTTATTTTCTAAATTATTCCTGCCCACTGAAATCCAATGAGCCTCAGATGCCTGGAGCCCTAACTCCACTGCCTCCTGAAAATTGCTCTTCCTTGAATCCTTTAACCAGCGATACCAAGTACTTTTGTTGATTCCCAAGAAATTACAAATCTCTACTATAGTCGCACCATTGGTGAACATTTCACCGACTATCTTCTTGTTATTAGGCGTCCATACACTATTATGGACTACTTCTCCACGACGTTTTTTCATGATGCTATATAGTCAATTATTAATTTACCTTTAAGATGATCCATTTCATGCTGAATACAAATAGACTCAAACCCACTGAAATCCTTTGTGATAGTGTCCCCATCTAAATTATTNTATCTTACTTTTATATTCTTGGATCTCTTAATCCTGGCCCGAATATCTGGAACAGACAAACAAGCCTCACTAACGTAAACCTCACCGTCTTTCGCCTTTATATTTGGGTTTACCATTACGGTTAAATTTGACATATCGTCTGAAGGATCAAAGACGATGAGATTTTTCCTTATTCCTATCTGCGGTGCAGCCAATCCAGCTCCATCATGAGCATACATGGTAGTAACCATATCCCTCACAATACCTCTCATATCCTCTTCTTTCCCTATTCCAATACTTTCCTTTCTCAGTAGTGGATTAGGAAAAGCTAATATATCTAATACTTCCATTATTAATTAAGTGGGCCGTGAAGGGGTGGGAGAAGACGCCGTTAGGCGAAAGATGAGAGGGAAGCACCCCAACACGGGCCCGACAGTCTATTTAGGCTTGTATGCTTCTTCATGATTATTAACTTCCTCCTTAAGAATCCTAGCATACTCAATTATTTTATCTAAATCTCCTATAGGATCTCCTTTTTTATTCCATCTACTAGCGTATTTAATTATATTACCACTACAAAAATCTATATTATTATCTATAATGTATTTTATAGGGGGTATTTTTATATTATAATACTCTTTACTCATCAATTTCTCGTGTAGTCTATTACCTTACTATATAGTATAACATATTACCCCCCTACAGTGCCCCAAAATATACCAGATTTTTAGCAATCCTGTTAACAAATCCCTTAAAAAAACAAACAATGTCGCATATAAGTAACAAATAGTCACATAAAAGACACAATAATGTACTCATTAGGGGTGGTTTAAGTGTGTGAGTGCGGGTTTTTATTTGTATGTATGGGGCCGTGGAACGGGACTCCCGAACCTGGATCGCCCTGCGGTGCCGATCGGAGTACCTTCCAAACCTTTTGAATTCAATAGGTTGTATCACACGTTGACATAACCATATAAACTGTTATTATAGGTGTATTCCCCGTGTATCCACCGGGGAAAGGGGAAAGCCACCCACATATAAAGGGTGGCGGTTGTCTCCCCGAGCGGAACTAGACCTCTGGCGTGGGCTATGAAAGGGGCAACGGTCTAGGATAAAACAAAAACCCATGCTGATAGAATCCGCAGATGTACCAGACGGAACACCAGCGCAGACTGGCGCGGTACGGTTGTCTGACCGTGTGCGACTTGCGATGCCACTGGTTGTTGGTGCGGAAGGTGAGGGCAACCTACTGATACTCGTCCGAGCTTGTGTCGCTTGCATAGAGTAGCAATTGTACCTTGCCATGTCGTGTACGCTTCTTGTGTTGAGCGTACAAGTACAGAGTCGAGAGCGGTGGGATCATAGGCAATGAGGCTGTAATACCGTTGTTAGGTCTATATGCAATGTATAGTTCAGAAAGGAATTGTACTTGTTCGATAGGCTACACGGGGACGAGGCAGAGTGCGTCCAGTCCGTAACCCGAAAGGGAACTAGGAAGCNGAGCGGAAAAGGTGTTGTTGACTTGGAGGATTGCAGGGCGTTCAGCCCATAAATTCCGCAGTCCATTGATTCATGGAGATATCATGAACATAATCCAAGACAAAAAGAAGTTACGCATTCGCATTACCGCAGTCGCAAAGCGAGCCGGTACAATCCAGGATGACATCCAGGAAGTTCTGGTGTCGAGCGGATTTCACTACAGACACACCCACGACAACTCGCTGTTGACTTATTGTGTCGTTGCTATGCCGGAAGGTGTCCGTAAAGAGCGGATGACTGGCTGGGTGACTGAGATGTTTCAGTGCAAATGGGATAACGAGAAGTCACGCTTCAAAAAGGCGAAAGTGTCCACATTCTTGACAGAGGCTTTTGATGTCGAAAAGTATGCCGAGAACAAGTGGTACGACTTTGAGGTCGACTCAAGCCCGAATATCTGGCAGTTGATGCGTAAAGTTAAGGCATTGACGCGGGATATTGAAAAGCATGAAGGTGATGCCAAAAAGCAGGCGATTGGTGCTCTGGATGCAGTTAATGAACTGACCAACACGTTGCACAAGATCGGCTGTGCTGAAGTCTCGAAAGTAGCGTAAAGCTGTGGGATTGTCCTAGAAATAGGGCAATCCTCCAAGTCAATAACTGAGGAAAGCTGATGAAAAAGCCGACTATTTACAACTCGAATGGGCCGAATACTGCCCAGATTATGTCGAGTTTTGATGAGATGGGTGGGATATTGCCTACATCCGTGTCGAGTAGAGTTCGCAAGGTTGAAAGGCGAGTGCGTATACCTACCCACAAAGGGGCGCAGAGGGGTACTCCCTACAGGAAGTTGAACGGGAATGTGCCGAAGCGTCTGAAGCAGATGAGATGATGCCTGATATTGGGCAACTGCCCATAATCCTGAGTATTGGGCCCTTATGGAAGGAAACTTCCTGCGAAGGCGCTCATTTTCCGCGAAGGGGCTCACGTTATTTGGTTGAGCACCTTCGGCATTTTTGAGCACCTTCGTGAAATGGTCTGAGTATTCCGTCCTTATGGGGGAGGCGGGGAGAGGCGGGTAAACGGGGTAACCTCCCCTACCCTGTAGGGTGGCTAGGGGTAGGTGCGGTTTGTCTCGTTTTGGGGGCAAATAGGTGCGAAAAACGAGGCTGTGGGTCGAGATATGCCTATAGTGTGGGTATATCTGGGCCCATTTTCTTGTTAGTTTCTGGGTTCAGTTGTATGCGGTAGCATCTCGTTCCCACGCTCGGACTGTGGGGTAGATTAGAGTCTGCGAGGCTGTGCGCTTTCGGGCAGAGTGGCTCAGACGATTATGTGCCTGTTGGTGATGTAGCAATCGGGTTAATCCCTGACCTACTAAGCCGAGGCACCGCTACCGTTCTCCTGCGTTTGTTGTTATTCCCACCCTCGACTGTACGTGGGGGTGGGTTTTTTTAATGTGGTATTAAACCGA